AAATCCTGCCTAATGCCAATACTGAATACGACTTGATTCATAAAAGCTGGATGACAGTAGAGGAGATGGTGCGGCGTGGTGTCTACATGGATGTCGAGCTGCTAAAGCACGGCGGCCATAGTAAGGCACTACGTATCGAAGCCCTAGTTCCACGATACGAGCGCGGCGGCATTTACCACATCAAGCACGGCGACACGAATTTCTGTAAAGACCTAGAAAGTGAACTCAGCATGTTTCCTAAAGCCACCAACGATGACGCAAGCGATTCATTAGCATATCAAGTACAGCTGGCGCAGCGCCCAGAGGACGACGTAGGCAGCGGTGAAGCGTATAATCAATCGCTTGTGGATAGAGACGTAACAGCAACATGGAATTAAGGAGGAAGTTATGAAAAAATTTGTACCAGAATTTGGCAAAGTCAAAGAGAAAAAACAGCTTAACGAGAACACGACGGTTGAAGTTGAGAAGAACTATCAGAATCGCAGCGTTATCGGCACAAAATTGCATTACGAGGAGCGTTTTCGTGTCGAATCCATGGCGGAGGCACGGGATAAGGTCGATGAATTAGCGATGCGGATTGAGAAAGACGAGGGACTGGTTAATCCATCAATCCGCTATGACGGCCGAGCAAAAATGTTATACAAAGGCTCATTCGATGTTGTCTTTGAATATACGAGAATCAGAGCATAACAAGGGACATTTCCCCAATAAACATAATTGTGATATAATACGAGCGTAAACCACTGAAAAAAACCAGAGTTTACTGCAGATAACAGTAATCTTTGGAGTAATCAGTGGCTTTTTCTTTTCTAACAGAGGAAAATATCTTTGAACTATACGGTACTGCTAAAGAGCAGACCGAACTGCTGACCGAACCGTTTTCGGAATTTTCCCGCATTGCTCGAAATAAGCCACATCCGAAAATTCCAAAGGCGTTCCCAAAGACCACTGACGGCACAGCATCCTCAATCATCATTAAATCGCCGCGACGCACGATTCAGCAACTGCCAACTGGCGTCGTTAGTACTGCTGACGAGAACAGTCCATGGCCGATCATCGCCGAGTTTGCCTACCTGGAGAAAATCCTGCCTAATGCCAATACTGAATACGACTTGATTCATAAAAGCTGGATGACAGTAGAGGGCGGCGAGACGTTTGGCTCAGTGGCAGTATACGCCCCAATGCTATACAACGATGGTGAACTGCTGCCAGACTACCTGATTGTATCGTGGCGTGACATTTCCCTCCAGCCAGGCAAAAAATCTGCCAGCGATTGCAGCTACATATTCATGCGTTCATGGTGGCAAGAGGCTGACGTTGATCAGCTCATTGATGCCGAGAAAGAACGCCGCCGCAAAGCTAAGGAAGAGAATGCAGAATATGAGCCGTCGTGGGACTTGGAGGCTTTAGAGGAAATCAAGGATGCCATCATCAGCAAGGACGACAAAGCACAGAATGAAGCCGAACGGGAGCGGTCGCTTGACCCATCAGGTATTGAAATCGTCACTGGTTTTCAGGTTGGCGCGGGCGCAACGTTCTACACCTTCAACCCCGCTACTGAAAAGATTGTGCGACGCAAGCAAAATAAAGACCCGCGCGGTAAGATACCTATCTCTTGGTATTTCTACGACGCTGATGGTGCGAACCCTCTTGGACGTAGTGTGTTGGAGCTTATCGGGCCTCTGCAAAATCTCATCGACGGTGATATGCAGGCATATCAGTACAACCGCGCCGCAGCATTGCAGCCAACCGTTAATGTGTTTGGCAACGTCAATGAACGGCGGCTCAACTTTGGCGCTAATGCTGTCAACAAGATTCAGGATCAGAACGCGCGCATCGAGGTGATGAATGTCGACACGACCGCCCTACGCGAATATCCGAACCTGTATGGTTTACAGAAGTCGCAGATGTTAAACCTGGTCAATAGCCCAGATACCTCAATCAGTGCGGAAGTTGGCAATCCTGGATTTGGTAAGACGCCGCAAGCCCTGAAGACCCAGCAGGCGCAGCTATCGATTGACGATAACGCCCTACGCAAGGGCTTTGAAGCATTCTTCGAGGAATGGAGCGAGACGGCTATCAATCTGTATTTTGCTGAGCGTAATGGCATCGAGGAAATGCAGCTTGATGATGAAACGGCCGAGAAGTTGCGAACATTGGAGCGCGATGGCCATAGTCTGGACGGCGTTGAGCTAGATGAAAATAACGTAGCAACTATTGATTTCTCTAAAGCACAAGGCGTGTTGAAGTTTAAGATTGACGCTTCAACCACCAAGGTCAACAGCGAAGCGGCACAGCTTGATGCGCTGAAAACCCTGATTCAGACATTGGACTCTAGCCAATCGCTCAACCAAGTCGTACCAATCAAGAAGAAGCTGGCAGCGTGGAACGCAATCGTCGCCAACTCTGGTATCGATGGCCTAGACGAGTTGAAGGTTACCGAAGAAGAGATGGAAGAAATGCAGCAGGCACAAGCACAAGGGGTGCAGCCGATGGAGCAGGCCGATGGCGAAACACCAGAAGCCGAAATGGAAGAGCAGCCTGCTGAGGTGACACCAGGTGAGGCCGCACCAATCGAGCCGCAGGAGGCTGCTGAACAAACTATAATCGATGAACTACGCCAAATTGGTACGCCAGAGAATCTAATCGCCGAAGTACCGAGCATGGTTGAAAAAGGTTTTACAGAGGAGGAGATAATCACCTCCATTATAGGCGTTATCCAGAAAGAGGAGGATGAATAATGGAAGACAATCTATACCCACGCAGCACTGAGTACTTTGTGCCGAATGCCGACATGGACGAGCAGCGCGAAAAAGCCAAGGAAGAGGAAGATGCTGCTGTAGCTAAGGAGTTGAATAAGTTGCAGCAAATTGTAGACCGATGGAACGAGCGGATTGATTATTACAAATCACTTGATGCTATCCCGAATGAAGCTGTTACCGACAAAGAGCAGTTATCGATTTACATGCTCGCCCATAAGGAAGTTGTACGGATTTTACGACAAGAAAGGAGCGAATTGGAAAATATTATCAAATCTGTTTAGGGAGGTACGCTGCTTTGGTTGGCTAAATCCTCGCTAGTAGCTGACCAAAGGAGCGCATCTCACGCAGCCCAGGTTCGTCACCTGTAATCGACGTCAAAACAATGTAACGAGAAGGAGGGTGCTATGCCGCAAGCAGAAGCGGAAAGCCAAGAAGTCGTAAATACCGAGGTAGAGCAGGAGTCTACCCAAGCTGAGTCGACGGCAGCTGAAACACAAAACTCTGAGGCTTCGAGCGAGCCAGACACCAAAGCAGTTATCTCAGATAGCGGTGAGGTGGTACGTGTCAAAGTTGATAAATCCAAAGAGGACGAATCCGAGGACAAGTCAGACGATGACCCGAAGCCGAAACGGGGCAAGGAAGCCCGCCAAGAGCAACTAGAACGCGATATAGAGGAAGACAATCGAGCTATCCGCGAATTAGTTGCCAGGCGGAATGAAGCAAGAGCTTACCGCCAGCAGTTGGAACAAGAGCAGGCACAGCAGTATCAGGAAACACCGCCTGAGACGCAAGGCCAGTCGCTACCAACGTTAGAGCAGATTATGCAGACGGAGAATCCAGAAACTGGAGATTTCTTCACTGAATTTGAAGCTAAGGCGGTGTTGCAAAACTTACAATTGCAACAGCAAATAACAGTTATGCAGGAAGCTCAAGAGCAAGCGGCTTACGAAGCCCAAGTCAGTGCATCAATTAGTGGCATGTCGTCAGATGCTGAACGGGCACTCAAGGATTTTCCAGAGTTCGACCCAGAATCTGATGAATATGATCCAGAACTTGATGCTGATGTGGATGAATTCCTACAAGGAATGCTCATTTACGACAACGCTGGCAATATTGTTGGTTCGCGAGAGAGTATATATCAACTATATCAGTCATTCCATAAGGCGAGAGGCAAGGGCGCTAAACGAACGGTGATAAACGATGCAGGTGATTTCCGTGGTAGCGGTGCCCGAGTCGAGAAACCGTTCGAGAAGATGTCCACTAAAGAGATGGAAGCTTATCTTCGCCGAAAGGGACATGACGTTTAAGAAAGGCTATAAAGATGGCAACAAACACGACCGCAACACTTTCAGCCGAGATGATCCAGTACCTGGAAAAAACATTCTTGGAGCGTAGTGAAGCGCGCACGATTCATGCTGAAGGTGCAAAAAAGAAAACCTTGGAGAAGAACAGCGGTACAACCGTTACCTTCACCAAGCGTTCACCATTCGCCCCAGCAACTACACCGCTCGTGGAAGGTGAAAACCCGCAAGATGACGAGATTAAGAGTAACAAAGTTACTGCAACCCTAAAGGGTTACGGTAAGTGGACAAAAGTCTCGAGCATGCTGTACAACACATCGATTGATCGTGAAATGAAAGAAACGATTGAGATGATGGGGCAAAATGCGGGTGAGACAATCGACGCGTTGGTTCGCAACGTACTGCACCAAGGTGCAACTGTTCAGTTTGCAAACAAGAAAAGTGCATTAACTGGTATCACTGATGACGACATCTTGACTGTCGCAGAAGTTCGCAAGGCAGTCCGCACGTTGAAGAAAAACAACGCGATGGTCTACCCTGACGGCTATTTCTTGGGTAAAGTTGGTCCAGATACCGCCTACAATATCACTGGCGATACTGCATGGGTTGATGCTCAGAAGTATACTGGCCGCCCAGAACTGTACAAGGGCGAGTTGGGGCGCTTGCATAAAGTTCGCTTTATCGAGGCATCGAGCAATCAGATGGAGGAGAGCAGCACTAAGACTGTTTACTCAAACTTCATCCACGGTCAAGAGGCATTCGGCGTAGTAGACTTGGCAGGTAGCGGCTTGAAGAAGATTATCATCAAGATCAGCGACAAGGGCGATACCTCTAACCCGCTCAACCAGTTCATGACGGTTGGTTGGAAGGCTGAAGCGTTCGCAGCAGCAGTGCTTGATCCAAAGTGGATCATCAACGTTAAGACGGGTGCTAAGGACTAGCAACTATTAATCGGGGCGGTGTGAGCCGCCCCGCCAAAGAAAGGAAATAACATGGCAGAGAAAACTTCACCGAAACCAGAGCCGACTAAAGCGGAAACTCCAGACAACATGGAGGCTCAGATTGCTGCGGCAAAGAAAGAAGCTGAAGCTAGCGCCGCTGACATCATCGCGCAGGCTAAAGCGGAAGCTGAGAAAATTATCGCTGACGCTAAGGAAGCTAGCTCAGACGACGAGGTCGTTAGCCGTAGTGTCTCTAAAAAGGATATTGTCGACGCTTACGACCATGGCATGAGCCATATGGAAATTGCTCGGAAGTTCTATGGCAATGTCAATGACGACAACATGCAAAAGGTTATTAGAGTAATCAGCGCAGAGTTTGAACCGCTGGACGACATTGACCCAGAGGTTGAAGTCACCGAAGCTTGGAGTTAAGCAAATGGACGGAACAAGAGAGGGAGAATTAAAGCGACTGAGCGAGGTGTTTAACGACCCTCTCAAGTCCCGTCATGAGCGCAGACTAGCCCATGACACATTCAACAAGATATTACGCCAAGTAAAAGACAAAAAACTCACCGAATTACGTCGTAGGTTAATCCGAGCTCACAATGCCGAGGATGTAGATGCCGCTGAAAAAATAACCGATGAAATATATGATTATTCAAGGCGGATGGGATATAAGTAGAAAAAACTCCACGGTGATGAAAACCATTTTTCCCACGTGAGGAAAATGGTTTTTTTGTTTGGCTTATGCTATAATAACCTTACAATTAAGCACGAAGTGTGACTCCAAAAAACGAGAGCGCGTTGTCATCCAAAAAGAGGGAAGCGTGCGTTGCAGCGTTGTATAAGCAGTTATCCGAGGTGATCGCCAAAGAAACGCGAAACCGCCCAAGCCAGTACGGAGCAAAGGAATAGGCCCCCTGAGTGACCAGACAGCAGACGACAGCTCTTATCCAATTTAATAGCATATTTATAATTTGGAGTGTTATTGAGAGATTTGGTATTTGTGGTGTATACTAAAAATACTTTAGTAATAAATGGGAGTCTTTACTAAGATGGGAACAAAACCACAAGTCGTTAAAGGCGTCATTGGCGCCGCTGTTGGCGTTGCCGCATTAGCCGGTATTGCCGGAGCAATGGGCAATAACCAGCAGCATCACAATACAGCGCCAGTCGTACAACCTGTAACCTATTCAAACTGTCGGACGGAAGAAATACCGTTCGAAACACAGTATGAAGGAAATACAGGTCAATACGGCTACACTGAAGCGGTAAAGCAGCAAGGTGTTGTTGGCAGTAAAAAGATTTGCAAACCAAGTAAATCAGGATATGAGGATAAGGTAGAGGTATTAACTCAACCAACTACCCATATCGTTGTCCGCACACCAAAGCCAGCGCCGCAACCAGTACAGCAGCAATCACACTATCGTGTCGGAGCAATCTGTCGTGATGGTTGGCAATCAAGTGCTACTGGTCGAGGCGCATGCTCACATCATGGCGGAGTAAGCGAGTGGCTGTATGAGTGATATAAAATTTCTGATCGTAGGCACAATAATAGCTCTGTATAGCGTTTGGTTATATAGAGGAGTTTTTGTCGCATATGTGGCTAGCCTAAATAATAGAGACTACGGCAAGAGACGCTCTGCTATCGTAAGCGTATGGATGACTTTCTTTGAATGTTCTTTCGTTATATTAACAATACCTATCCTACTTTACTCTGTTGTAAAGGGATTGACCTTTGATTATAATTCATTGGTTGATACGGTAATATCAATGGCGTATAGTTTCTTTTGGCTTTGGTATCTGTTCGCAAGTGGTATCACGCAACACAACCGTGACTATTTGCTAAGAAAAAATCTTGTCTCGGAAGAGCGGTATGAAGATAGCCAATATTCTTCATACATTAGTCTGCTTACTTATGACACATCGGAAATGTGGAGAATAATTACTGCAAGTATTTCCGTGATAGCGATAGCAGTTGCTGTAGCGGTTAAAGCTATTTCCTAGCGAACCTTGCCCTATATATAGACATACGGTTAATATCGCGCCACACAAAAATGCTGTACTACAACCTTACCATCACCTACACCGATACCAGTGTAGGTATACTTAGGGTCTAGCATGGCAGCTTTGTGAGGTGGAGAACTGAGCCAGCCGTTTATAGACCGTTTTGTGTCGGTTCCTTTATCGTTCCAAGTTAAGTTTTCGCTTGCATTTACGCAAATGCTTGTCTGGAGTTGTCTCATCTCATACGTGAGCGGCTGGTTAGTGTCTGGCATGTAATGGCTACGGTAATTCCTGGCTATCATGTCGTCTGCTTTCATTTGAGCAGTTCTAGACAAGTTAGGATGTAACTGTAATGGTGCAACACCAACCTTGGCGCGTTCAGCATTTACGGCAGCAAGTATGGACTGTTCGGTTGGCGGAATAACCTTTGGCGCAAGGGACGCTTCGGGTTCCTCGACTGACGATACTTGCTTATGAGGAGTAATAAAGCTCTTAACAGCAAAACAAACCCCTATTACAGAGACGACTAAGGCTATAGTAACTATAGTGGAGACTATCATATTGATAGTTTTCTTCATGTTTAGATTATAGCAAAAAATACCAGATTTGTCAATAACGCTCCAGATTAAGAAAAGGAGCTTTTTTTATGGCATGGATGTGGAATTCACCTCGACCAGGTGCCCGAAATCAAAACTTAGCAAAAGACTGGGTAGACAGTGTGTTTGCCGGTGTTACTGGACAAACCCCTACATGGAAACTGCAAGAAACTATCGACAGAAATAACGCAGAATCTGCTAGGTCTCAAGCAAAGTTAAAAGAACTACAAAACAGCAAAGCACGAGAGAGTAATAATAACCAGAATCTTGACCTCGGCTACTACGGCGGCGGCTGGCGCAGCGGATACAGCGGCGGTAACCGTGCTAGCGCTGCCCAATTAGCAGAATACGACCAAGGCATCGGTCAACTAGAGCATGGTTTAGGCCGGGTAGACAACCAGCTGGGCGTGCGTCTGGGTAATATCAATAACCAGTACAATACCAAGAAAAATGAGCTACGTAGCTCATGGAACCGTGCAGAGGGCCAGTTCAACGACCAGACGCGCCAAAACCAGCAGCAACGCCGCACAAACATCAATAACATCAACGACCGAGCGTCAGTTGGATTGCGCGGTTTGCTTCGCTCGCTTGGCAGCATGGGTGCTGTAGGTTCAGACATGCAACTAGCGGGACGCGCGGTTCAGAGCCAAGCCAACCAGCAGCGTGCTGGCGCAGGGCAAACATACGCTCAGAACCAAAAACAAATCGATACCACATGGGGTCAATTTAAGAACGACTATGCGGACGAAGATAAGAAGCTGAATGACTGGAAAGCTAACGAAGACAATGCCGCCCGCCAACAATCTCAAACCACCCGTCAAAACCTGCTGACACAGCTAGCCCAGTTAAGAAGTCAGAAAGCTACTGCCCAAGGCGCGAATGGTGCCAATGCAGCTCGTGCTGATCTGAACCGTGCAAACGCCCTGTCGAACGAAATCGACAACCTCGGCCGCCAGCAGAGTACTTACAACGGCAATAAGGTCCAGTACAACGCTAAAGACCTGGATTCCTACAAAGTCGGTGGTGATACGTCAGTCGGCATATCTAACCCGACAACGCCAGGTAGCGACCCAACGGTCAATATATATGACACGCGCCTCAAGCAAGAGGAAGAGCGCAAGCGCCAAAACCAATACCTGTAAGCAACTAGGAGGGGATTTATAGTATGGACTTTTTTCAGAGATTAGGTAACTTCTTTACTGGTAAAGGCTGGATTAATGATGACGAGAAACGTCGCAAAGAGCAGCAACCTCAGCCTGTACAACAGCAGCCAGTACAACAGTCAACTGTGCAGCAGCCAGCTTGGATTCGGCAGAATGCACAGACGCCTACTATATCACAGCCCTCGACACCGAAAGTCAATCTCAATCCCCTCCAGCAAGCTAATCAAGCTACTCAGCAATTAAATCTGAATAGTCAAAACAATCAGCTAAAATCACAGGTGACAGCAAATGATGCGCCAAAAGTGCTTACTCCGCAGGGACAGCAAGATTGGGCTAACCAGCAGAATAAGCAGATACAAGCCCATAACATGGCCGTACAGCCGCCGAAGCCGCAGCCAGTCCAACAACCAGTACAGCAGCCTCAACAGCCGCAGAAACCTCAGCCATATTTTGTCTATCAGAATCAAAATGGAAGCCAAACACTGAACGATATAGCCAACCAAAACAAAGTGCCAACCATAGCCCAACAAGCACAAAAATCGACTCCGTTACTTCAACAAAAAATGGAGAGGATTAATGCGCCTATAAGCTTAAAAGTAAATGAAAAGGCGAACTTTTTTGATTATCTAAACCCATTCGGACAGCATGGAATGTTTGGTCCAAAAAATCAACAGGACTTTCAAAGAGCAATCAAGCCCATTAACGATGCTCTTAGCAGTTATGAAAAACGGATAGACTCTGGTGATAGTAAAGAGGGATTCCAGTGGAACGACCCCATGGACTACGCTCGTTTTGTTGCCAAGCTACCGTCTGGTATGGCTAGCGGGTTAATAAACGCACCGTCAAAGATTGGTGCAGCAATGAGCGGATACCGTGTAAAAGACGACGGGAATATTGAACAATTAAGCGACGAACAAAGAACGGCAACATTACTGGACGGATCTGTTGATGTTGGCGGGCTAGCGTTTGGTGGTAGCGGTACTCTATTGAAATCACTTGGCAAGCAGTCCGCAAAACAGGCGGCCGACCGAACTGCAAAACAGGCAATATTGAATACGGTTAAAGAAATCGCTAAAGATGGTGCTAAAGAAGGACTTGAGGAGTCTACTCAGACGTTTTTGGGCGATGTAGCCGATAACGGCAGATTAGACGCCGGAATAAAAGACTATGGGCAATCATTCGCGCTGGGAGCTCTTGGCGGTGGTGTAATGTCCGGAGCGGGCAAGGGCGTCCAAGCAGGCAAGAGTGCTTTGAACAACACAATAGACAGAGCTGTTCGAAACATCAATAGCGTACAGTCCGATGCAGATATGCCTAGTACAGCAACGAATGGTGGTGCTAACGCCATAACCGCCCACCGAAATAACGCAGGACAGCTAGAGCAAGAAAACTCAGTGCAGCAACAGCCGCAGATTCAAACTCAAACCGTAGCAAGTGCAGAAACAAACCCTGTAAACAGCCGGCAAGCAGGATATTCATCATTCTTTAGGCGCCCAGTAGAGAACACTTCAATCCGCCAAGCGGCAGAAGTTAATATTGCCAATAAACAGAATAGCCAAGCTCACCCAATCCAGCAGGTCAACGTCAACCAGACAGTAGAGACTACTATGCCAAACGCTAGCCCCGCTCTCAAGCAGGCTGTCAGTCAAAACATATCCAACATCCAGCGCGGCGACACCAACGCCATTGCTACTCGCCAGCAAACCACCGGTAGGCTAGAAAACTACCTCGTCGAGCAGGCTACTCAGAAAGTACAGAATACGGTGGCACAGGATGTGCGGTATAAGATGATACACAATGGAACAAATCTATATCACGGTTCACCGCATGAATTTAACAAATTCTCTACTGATAATATTGGCTCTGGCGAGGGTAACCAGTCCTTTGGGTGGGGTCTATATTTCACTGACAATAAGGGGATTGGCGAGCACTATGCAGATATTGGCAATACCAATAACCGCGCACGTATGAAGAATGACCTAATTTCTGGGGAGTTCAGAGATAGCCTGTACGTAAATAAAGACGTTATGTCCGATGAACTACAGCGTTTCTTATCTGAAAACGGATACAATATTACATCCGATATGAATCCAAATGAATTAGCCCGACAGGTTGATTCATTACGACAGCAGAGTCAGTATTATGGTAAAAAGGCAGCCGAGATGGCTGGAACTGGTTTTGATAGTGATTTTATAGCAGTATCCGAAAAATATAACAAGCTCGCCAACGAATTAGATCAAATCGTGCGCAATAGTTCAGAAAAGAGACGTATTGCCGAGGAAGAGATCAATCAAAGAGTTAATGATGTCGGTCATAGCAGAAACTTGTATAACGTGGATCTTGCTAGTAGTGATGGTCGTGACTTTGATTTCTTAAGTTGGTATGACGCTGTTGATCCTGAGCAAAAACATAAGATAAAACAACAAGCTCTTGTTGAGAATTTAACCGACAAATGGGGAACTAGCGTAAGAGATACCGAGAACTACCCTAATTCAATTCCATTCGATACTGATGAATCTGGTGCGTCCATATATCACAAATTACAAAGTGAATGGGCTATGACACCAAAAGAAACCTCTATGTTCTTAAGTCGTGCCGGTATCGACGGAATTATTTACCCGGCAGATTCTCATTGATGAAGCTGTCGATATCGTCATAGCCCATCTCTTGAGCTACGGTATCGATATCTCTCTTGCCGTCTCGTCTCTTATATCTTGATGGTATATCGTTGGCTAATTCTCCTAAATAGTGCCTTAAGTCATCGACGTGCAGACGAGGTATATTCCAATCGCCGTTGGTACTTTGGAGGTCGGCAGCTTCGCTCACGAATAGTTCTGGGTAGTAGTTGTATATTTCCTCGTCTATAGCTTGACGCAGCTCTTTGGTCATTCTTGGTTTTGGATTATCTTGGATATTGTTGATGGTCTCTTGAAGAGACTGATTTTGCGATTGGTTTAGCCGGTAACGGGGTTCGGTGTTGACATTTTGGGTGGAGTTTGGTATACTATCATCGAACCCGTTGTCTGGGTCGCCAGAGGACCGTCCAGGACGTGAAGGTTGTCGGCCGGATTCATCCGCAGCAACAGCCCCCTCTGGGGAATAAGACATAGCAGGCTTGCCGTTTGGCAGGTCTTTGTTTATGTTGAAGTACGTTACCAGATTAAAATCTTTACCGCTGTATTCAAGCTCAGCAACAATACGATGATGGTTGTCCAGCTGCCGCTCAAACACCATACGCTTGCCAGTCCTGCCAGTACCCGACATATATACAACATCGGGGTCTGAAAATACATGAGGTAATGCTCTAATGTCTGCCTCTGTTAGCGGGTTGACATCTATCCCATTCCTACCCATTCCTGTAAGGTGTCCACTATTTCTTAAGTGGTTTACTGCATTCTTATCGATTACTAGCCGTGCATTTTGGTTGAAGTCTGTAGATTGCAATGCTGCTGCCACTTTTTTAGCTCCGTTTTCGGATAATTGACCGACTATGGATTTAATTTGCTTGCCTCGCTTAACAGAATTAAAAGACTTAAGCGCCCGTTCGCTTACGTCAGAATCAAGACTCATCATTCTCACCCGCTTATCGCCGTCTTGAATCTGTGGCACACTACGAAACTCCCCGGACTCTATTTTCTCGTAGAACTCTTTTACGATATCTTTTTTACCAATTAAATTGTTGACAGCTTCGATTATTCGATCGTATACATCTATGATGCGTTGTGGAATATGTAGACGGTTTGCCAGACGAACTTTATCGTCACCGTTTAGAACACCTTTAGCGTAATCACTATAGCCATCTGCCAGGTATTCCTCAGCGAGGAGGTTGAGGTCGTCGGTGCCGTAGTCTTTACCGTAGCGAGCGATGAGAGCGTCATCACCGACCGTCTGGCGGATAGTGGAGATGAGTTCCCGGTTGTTCTTCGCGCGACGTAGCAATTTGTGCCCCAGTTCATGGTTAAGTGTGTCCTCTGTGAGCTTATTGAGGTTTATCTTGTCGGTCTTTGGATCATAATAACCCAGGGCTTTTCTTTGCATTTCGTTCTGCCACTCATTGAATACAAGGCGCTCATCACCTGTAAGATCAAGGTGACGAGCTATTAGGTCACTTTCTTTCTGCACACTACTCACCAGCTCTTGAATGTGTGCTTCTTGCCTCTTGAACCTCACATAATCTCGTACTTTTACATTGTTCTCATCAAACACCACATAGTTGGTACTCTCTGCCTTGCCAAGGTCTCGATTATTAGCATTAAATAGAGAATCTGCCGGGTAAATAATTCCGTCGATACCGGCACGACTTAAGAACATAGAGGTTTCTTTTGGTGTCATAGCCCATTCACTTT